ATCACCAGCCGTGGCAGCACCTCTATTACCAGCCGTGGCAGCACCTCTATAACCAGCCGTGGCAGCACCACTATCACCAGCCGTGGCAGGTTTTCCCGGATCCGCATTACACTCGTTAGTACACCGTTCCTTGACATAAGATACAGCTGCTTTCACAAGCCCCCTTATATCAAGCTCAGCACCTATTCTAATTTTTGAAGAGCAAACCTTGTCACTTTCTGAATCGTCTATTTTACCGCTCTGCTCAACCTCACAAAACCTTGCCCCGGCCGGCGCATAGTAACCAAAAACATCCAGAGGGTAAGGACATGCATGAAAACCTTTCTTACATGCCTTTATGTCGCCTGTTTCTTCATACTCCTTACCTACCTCATACTTAAACCCTCTACAAGATAAATCTTTATCAAATGCTTTATAAGCCTTTATTTTCTGTTCCATGATATTGTTTATTTTTCGTTATTTTGATATTTCGATAATTTTTTGTTCAAAGATCGGGCATTCCCTTTTGCCCAACAGATGTATTCCATGAAGCCTGTAGCATGGCTTTTCGGGAATCGAATCGTATTTACGATATATGGCACAACGGCGGCAGATGCGATGTATATTGTATTTACCTTTTACACCGTAACATACCACAGGATAACCGTCAGCAGTTCTCATATTCCGCCTTTTTCTTCCGTTTCAGCCTTCTGATGAAAGACTTGACCTTGTTCCTAACCATCTCTGTTATTTTGTCCGCATCCTTGGCAAAGGCACACTGGTAAACCATATCCGTGCTTCTTGACATGAAGTCCACTTGAGCTTTGGCGGCTTTCCCGCATTCGGAAATCTTGTCAAACATCTCTATACGGTAATCAGGATGATACTTTTTTAAAATCTCGTTACAGTCCATCGTAAAGGTCTCAACCATATCGCACAGCATGATGATACTGTTGGTAAGGACGTTTATCTCTTCCCTGTCCTCTTCCGACATTTCACGCATGAAATTATCCATGGATTCCGACATCCCCTCATATTCGGAAAGGTATTGGTTTATGACACGTTTTTCTATACCGTCCATCATCTGTTTGAGTTTCATTGCCTCCATATAGCGGCGTGACCTGAGAAAGGAAGCGCGCCTTTCCCTCAACTTAAGCATCTGCCTGTCCTCATTGATCATCTTTTTCATCCGTTCCACCACATCCGCGGGGAGGTCGTTTACGGTCAGCTTATTTCTCATGGATTGCCCCCTTTCTTGTTGTTTGTATTCTTGTTCCCGTCCTCTTTCTTCGCCCTGTCAATCCATCTTTGGAATTTGGCGGCTACAAGAGGACAGTGTATGCGCAGGTTTCTGTCGCGTTCCGCTTCCCATTCACGTATCTTTATAAGCGTTTCGGTATTCATGATTCTTTTATTTTGATGAAACTTAATATATGCTTGATAACTTCTACAGTCCACCCATTCCCAAGCATCTTGTATTGTTGAGTGTCACTGCAATTCCATATATACCATTCGGGTACAGTTTGAAGCCGTGCACACTCGGTTGGGGTAAGACGTCTAATATGTAAATTACCGTTATCAACTAGCGTCATGCCGTTTGCCATTGCTCCTTTATATGATGAAGCAAAAGCCTTACTATCTATATTACATAAATTTCTCTTTATATATTTATTTGCAATTGGAGTATCAGTAATATTGGATATACCAATTAGAACACATGGTTGTGAGCTTCCGTCATTTCTAGCCCTTGCCAGCAATGTACATGACTTACCTGATTTTATTTCACGGAAATGTTTTTCTCCGAATGTACGTATAGTTCCCGAAACAACCACTAGATTATCCTTTTGTACGGTTGTAAGGCAATTGGTTTTTCCATCTTCCCTAGGTTCAAGCTGTTGGATGTTCTTTCTCTGTTCCTTTACAAGTCCGGCTTCATATTCCTTTCTTATCTGTTTACCATATTCGGTTCTTTTTGGAGTAAGGCAGGCTGATTCACGCCCTCGCATGGATGCACAGATATAATCCGTGCTTAAATTTCCTTTGACCTGCCCCGAAGCCGTCAGGCAATAGCTTTTGTCATCGCCATCTAACAACCTTATTTCCACATTCCGTTTTTCCTTATGAATATTCAGCCAATCCACCATTTTTCTGCTCAAAAAATATTTCCTGCACACTTCTTTTTCCAAAATATCTTTCAGCAAAACACCTCGGTCGGCAGGCTGCGGAATGTCGCTATAAGGATATCCGAACAGACCTTCATGCCCTACACGGATATTCGTCCAATAAATCCTACGCCTGTTCTGTGCGCTAACCAACGCAGAATTAATATGCACCCCACGTAACCCGATAGCCTCACTTAATACACTTTCCCATTTTTTCTCCATTTCCACATTTTCCAGCAGGAACAACACATCAGGATTATATTTACGGATATCCGTCAGAATACGCATATATTCCCAAAACAGATATGACTGTCCTTCAAATTGGAAGCCGTTTCCCTTCAACTCCATGTATCTTTCAAGCGTATATATCTCCTCATTCCCTTTTGTTGACATCCCTATACGTTTCCCGGCAAAACTAAATGATTGGCAAGGACTTCCGCCAATCAGCAGATCTATATGTTCCAATTTGGAAACATCAATGTCTGTAACGCTTCCCAAATGGATTACCTCGGGAAAATTCAGTTTCACTTGAGCTATCGCATATTTGTCCACCTCACTGGAATATCCTCTGTCAACCTTAATGCCAAGCTCACGCAAGGCAATCCATCCACAACCCATGCCATCAAACAGTGATAATACATTCATGATTTCTCTTTCTCGTTATGATTTTTTTGAAAACTGTTGCAAATTTGCCCATATCTGTCACAGGCACACACTCTATGTCCTTTAGCCTTACAATACGCAGAATTGTCCCCGAAGTCCGAGGCATTCTTGCAATTCCGGCATTTGACATATACGAGTTCCGATTTGACTTTCTTTGCCATACTCATGGTGACATAAGCATTTTTCTGGCTTCCTCATCTCCAGATTCCGCCCGGCGTTTCAACTCTTGATATTCAGCATAAGAGATTCTGTTATTTCCACGCTCCTCTATCTCTTTTTCACGTTGAAGCCTGTATCGTTCACGCTCATGCCGCTCAATGTCAATCCTACGCTCCTTAACATACTCCAGAAGAGAGCATGAAATCTTCATCGGACCAATAGAACCATAAAATTGCCCATATTTCCCTAATTTGAATCTGGATATGAAGTTGCATATTTCAGCCAAATTCATCCAATAGTATTCACCTAGGACAAGAATACAAAGTTCATCCAGTTGTTTGTCGGTTATACCCTTTCCCTGCTCGGCGTAATCGTTAAGGCTGTCAAACTGTACTTTCAGCCACCTAAGTGCGTTGTCTTCACCATACACAGAACGGATGTTTGCAAGCGAAGGTATGTTGTCATTCAAGGCGATATCCGCAAGTGTAAGATTTGATTTTGCCAGCTTGCCTTGCAAATCAGGATTGTAATCAACCGCCATCCGGGATGGTGTTGGGTATTTCTCAAGTAGAGCCAACTGCTTTTCGTTTAGCTTCTTGTTCTGCAAGGAATTTTGCATCCGCTTCTGCGAACTCAGCCATGAGTCTAGATTTTCTCCGCTCAGAATCAATTCGCTTCTGCTCGTAGATGTTATGGATAATTGGTTTTGATTCATAATTGGCTTTCTTGTTAAGTTCAATATTTAACCATCTTGCAAAATGTGATTTTGCATCCTTCGGAGATTTTCTCACTTCTCCCTCATTCTGTAGTTTTTCGAAAAAACGCTTTAAACACATTTCGAACATGTCTATCGTAAAATCCTTATGGCCAGAATTACGTGTATTCATCGTTACGATTTCAATCCAGCTCCTATCACCTGATAGTTCATCATAGCATTCGCTTAATGTTTTGTCTACAACCTCGGAAGGGGGAAACTTTTCTTTATCTCTCGATAGAGAGATTTCTTTTTTTTCCTCTTCCTCTTCCTTTTCCTTTTCCTTTGTAGTGTTCACGTAGTGTTGACGTGGTGTTGACGTAGTGTTCACATCGTCATTTTCCAAAGCTTTATTAATCAGCATCTTAACATATTCCTTATCTTTACTTATGTAAGACTTGTCGTATCTCTTATCAAGGACTTGATGGCTACGGAATGTGCGGATAATGTAATAACTTTCTTCTGCAGGGCGTTTCTTGTCGCCGTCAAGAATAATAGGGATTAACATCCGGGCATCCACTAAGGCACCTATCCACTTTTTTATTTCAGATACACGCAAATTTTCATCATAAGGGAATATCTGGGATTTGAGTAATGCTGCATTGGCTTTTATCACTCCGTAATCATCTGCAAAGTTCCAACATCCAATAAAAAATAATCTACATGGAATAGGAAGTTTTCCAATATCTTCATCTTCCCAGAATTCGGGCTTAATGGTTCGTATACGTGCCATGCTTATTCCTAAGTAAATTAAATTCAATCATGATAAAAAAATAAGCTCTATATTTTCATTGTTTCTATTTGTGGAACTCGGAAACAACTACTCATACAGAGCTAAATTATATCTTTATCATACGAGAGTTCCACCAATCGCATTCATTATTTTCACGGTGTAAAGCTAAATAAAAGTGACGTAAAAACAATCATTTTATACCTTTTATTTTCCCGTTATTAACTTTTTTTCTAATATCCCTTCCTTTGTAATGCCAAATCCTGCTTTGCAAATGATATTTGAGTACGTATGTTATCTCCAGCGTGAACAAGAGTTCGATTTATGCGATCTAGCCATACGACCAACTGATTAGCAGTCACACTTTGAGCTGCAACGAACTTAATTGCAACAGTTGCCGGAACTCGTGACAAGAATTCCATGTGTTGAGAATACACGTTTGCTGTCACTTGGTCTTGATATGCCTTTGCATCCGCCAAAAGTTTCCCACTTCTTGCAAGGTAGACATTTATATCTGTCAGACGATCTACCAATTCTTTCGGGTTATCACTGGCTGTTATTTCAAGAAAAGACTGCATCTCTTCTATTTCCTGTATGATAGGAAGTAGAGGACAATCATCTATCTTACACGAGCCCGTTCCGTCATTTTTAGGGCAGTATTTACAATTTATTTCCATTGTATAATTTTTAATTAAGTTATTATTTTAAATCACAGTATACGTTTAGAACCAGTTATCTAATGCTCAATTCATACAGAAGTCAAGAAAAAACATATTGCCTTTCTCTGCCTCGTATTCATCTATATGAGAACCACAAGATTTCAGTTCTGATACCTCATGCTTTAAATTTTCGTTTTCAGCTTGCAAGCGATAACATTCTGCTTTACATTGGGCATATTCCGTAAATGCCTTCAGCATTGCCATGTACTGATTATAATCTATCTCTATCTTCATAACGATGTGTTTTTACTGTGATAATTACTCTAAACCTACCGCCCGAATTGACGGTAGGGCGTCATAAATGAGAACGTTGGTTAACCCCCATACGGCACTTACGCTTTTTATATGTGGCAAAATATTTCTTACAAAACCTGCCCTAGTAATTACTTAGGGCAGGACACTTCCACGTGTTTCCATTGCTCTATATTTTTATATTAAAGTTTTGTGTTTTTATAAATTAATCGAACGGTTTATCGCTGTTCTTATATCGTTACGATAATCACGTTTCCAATCATTGCGTCCCATTCGTGAACCGTAATAGGAACGGTAGTTGGAAATCATTTTTAGAAGGGAATTATACTGGTGCTGTTCATATAGACATTATAAATTATGACGAAGAATTAGCCCAAAATGCTGGATTTGAATATTCCGTCCGCATAATTTATGGTCCTTTCAATTACGTAAAAGAAGAATTTTGAGTCTAAATGCATTAGAAATGACCGTATGGATACTTTCTATTATCGTGTCTGTTATAGCCTTATTTATAAGCTGTACCGTAATGTATAGATGAATATAAGGGATGCGAATGCACCCCTTTATTATATCAACTAAGAATTAATAAGATTAATGATACCTTGCCTGCCAATTCCGGTAATCTTTCTATGGTAGATAATATGGCCATTGTCAGCAACCTCTTGCTTTATATCAAACCAGCCAAGGGTTGCGTATTTGGTATATGGAACCCATGTCTGATTAACCTTGTACTGCACACCAAGTTCTTTTAAACGGTTATTGAGTTCAATTGCCGATTTAAGCCCCAATTCTTTAGCAACTTCCGTACATGTATAGGTCTTATTTACATGGGTAAGAACAGCAACCTGTTTCTCGGCTTCAATACGTGCAGACCGTTCTTCTTTTAGCTTAGTGAGAAGTTCAATACCAAAATCTGGATTATTCAATATCTGGTCAATAACATTGTCGGTAGCATATATGCCATGCTTGCGGATTGAAGGAAGGATTTCACTAGTTACCCATTTACGGAAAGTTTTAGCCTGCGGCTTACGACTATCAAGTATTACATCATATAAACCGTCTTCATTAATAAAAATCATTTCTTGTTGTCTACCAAGAGAGTCCGGGATGACCTCATTAGTAATGACCTCACCACAAAGTCTTGTTTTTACTTGACTAGGATTTCCTAACTCCAAAACTTTGCAAACATCTGCAAGACAAAACAAAGGTTTATCACTTGTTCCGGCTACACGAACTTCACCGAACGATTCATTCTTGAAAATCTGAATATTGTCCATAATAAAGTCTTTTCGTTTGAGGACGTACCGCACTTCTTCATGCGGAGATAAAAGGCGAAAGCCATGCAGGGGGTTGTGACCTACACAGCTTTCTATATCTTAATCCTCTGATTAATTCTAAATTTAATAAGTACAACCCAATGCACTGCAAATATACGGATAATTTTCAAAAGTGACACTTTAAGAGCCATTTTTTAAGAAAAAAAAGAGAGGTGCAAATACACCCCTCTTATGAAGATACAGCATGGCTTCACAGCTTTCCGTATCTTGATGATACATAAAAAACGTAAGTGCCAAAAACATTTACATCATTATTCTACAAGCTGAAAACAAAATGTCAAAGAGCGTTCGCGTAAAATCAAACCTACATTTATATGTCTTTTAAATAGTTATCCACGATATCAATAAAATCATCCAGCGACTTGACAACAACGTACTTGTTACCATTCGCCTCACATTCCTTTTGCCATTCTTTTTGGACCGGTCTTTGGTATTCTCCCGGCTTTTTCATTTCCACACACAAAGCTCCATAGAAACGATTGCTCTTAAGAAGTATCAGGTCTGCGACTCCGGGAAGCATACCTTCATCTTTCATATAAGCTCCGTTCCTTGCAGAACGTCTTGCCGCATTAGGAACAGCAAACAGCATATTTCTGAGATGGGGATATTTTAAACGGAAATATCTAACACAAGAACATTGTATTTTATGCTCTTCATTTTTGGGCTTACTACGGCTGCTTGCCACACAAGCCTTGGATTTCATCTCTTCGTATGTCATAACACTTCAACAAGTTTAAAACCAAGTAACATCAACAATTCGTTGAATTTCTCTTTATACCAAAGTGGCTGTGTTTCTTTGGGATTATTAGGGTTGACTTGGTTCTCACCGTATGGAAGCCCGGATTCAGTTATAGATTTGAAATGCTTATCTCTACCTTTTGATGATTTCCTTTTAATATCACACAAGATACCTTTCTGAATCGCTCTTTGATTAAACGCCTGTGCGCTGATAGACAGACCCGCTTCTTTGAGTAATTCAGTAGCAGATTTGAGTATTCCATGTGATGGAGTATAATCAGGGGTCGGCAACCCAAGAGGTGCAGCTATACTCTTTGCCAGCATCAATTTAGATGTATCGTTTAAATTAAGCGTCTTTATAAGCCATGTAGCTACTTTCATTTTGTCGGAGATGGTTGGCTGTTTCACTTCTGTTTTTACCGAAGTGATTATTGGTTCTGCTTTCCCTGTTTCCAACGCTTCCCATCTATCAATAATCTTTGCTCTAAGTACAACATCATAACCACTCGCTAACAATATACTTGCTTTTTTGTTAAGGCTGTATAATGTTCTTTGTTCGCCTTTTGCATCTTGATAAGAATCTTCTGTAATTACATATTGTGAACCTCCAACGCTAAAAGCAAAATTCAACAATTTCTTTTGTGTTGATTCAGATAGATACTTGTATTGAGTTCTATCTCCTCGATGGTAATCTTCTTCAACCAATCCAGATGTGGATTCGTTAGATTTCTTCAAGCTTTCTATCATGTTGCGAATATCTCTCATAACATGAGCGTGTTGTTTACCTGTGAGTTCGGCAATTTCAAGCGAACTCATTGTTTGTTTTGATAAAATAATTTCTTTTGTTTTCATATTTTATTCGTCACATAATTTCATAAAACACATCCATATCGTCTTACTTTGTCTACCAGTTGTATGTCCAAATAGAGGTTTGAAAGGAATAACAGACAAAACATCTGATGCTTTTATCTCGCTTTCATTCCATTTGAAGATAAGTGTACCATTCGGTTTTAATACCCTCATGCACTCCTTGAAACCTTCATGAATAATACTTTTCCAATCATCAGGCAACTTGCCATATTTCTTTGCCATCCATGAATTTTCTCCAAGTGTTTTCAGGTGTGGTGGATCAAATACAACTTGATAGAAAGAATTATCTTCAAATGGTAAATTAGTAAAATCTGCGACAATATCAGGTTTTACCTCTATAGTCCTTATCTTATCCCTATCTTTGGCTGTAAGTGTTTCTGAACGTTTGTCAACAAATAACACATTAGGATTTTGTTTATCAAACCAAAACATACGACTACCACAACAAGCATCCAATATTAATTTATCGTTTTTCATTTTCGTTACTTATTTGTTTCATCCCAATTAAAGGACCCGAAGCGTATTCTCCGGGGCACAACCATTATTTATTAACCCATGCCATTTATGTGTGGCTCACATTTATGAGGGGCGTAGGGGAATCGAACCCACTAATCATAATTGGGCAGTGCCAGCAATCATGATTAACTTGCCGATTGAAGCTTCATAAATCAACAAGCCCTTACAATGTATATTGTGCACTTATCCATAATAAGGAACACAGCCAGTGCTTACGCCCCATTTTCGCCCACTATATCTTCACAGACAGAGCAGGCATGTAAACAAATGCACTTAATCAAAATTAAAATTATCCTCACCGTTAGGTTCTTCGTCCGGAAGGTCATTACCGAAATCCATCGGAATGAACCAGTCTGAAATATAGTCTTCCATATCAGTCAATTTTTAAGCATTAGGAAATTCTGGTTTAACATCTGAATTTGCTTCATAAGGATAAACATCCATAATAGCAGTTTCCGCTACCGAAGCAATCACGTAGTCTGCCATTGTGCCTTTCATTCCTTCATCCAGTTTCTTGGCTGCATCTCTCAAGTCGGATGCTTGAACAAGAATGTTTGTGGATGTTTTCTTTTCCGCACCAGTCTTTTCATCCAATGTGATAAAGTATAACTTGCATTTAAAATACCTGTCAGCAGATTCTTCATCTGAGAAAAATATCTCAGAATAGTTGGCACGTTTTATGTCAGAAACAGTAAATTCACCGCTGATAAACGGTGTCATTTCCTCAATACATCTTCCTTCGCTTTCTGTAAAAGATAAAGAATCAAATAAATAAGATTCTGTGACTTTTTTATTCATCCCGTTTTCCATTACTTTCTCATAACGAATTTTACACTCAAACCATGTGTGCATCATAATCATTCCTCCTTTGTCTTGTTACGTTCCTTAATCATTGCATCAGCTATCTGATAAGCTGATTTAGCCTGTCCTTCATAGTAGTAGTTTGTAACACTAGCTTCTTTGGACGGAAAAAACAATGTTACAACTCTATTCCATAAAGTTCTTCTGCGTTTTGCTGTCATCATCATACACTTCATCGCTTCAAGCGCAATATGATCGCGCGATATGTTGCTTTCCATAATCAGTCCTCTTCTTGTATTAGTCGTTTAATCAATTCTTTTTTCCATCCTTGAATAAATCCATTCTCATCAATATTCATAATGATGTAGTCGCCATATCCTTCATCTGCCGGACACATAATCTTAGGTACATATCCGTCATAAGAGGTGATAACGTTTTTGTTCCCATCAAGAATATCACAAAGGAAATCATCGCACACTTTATAATGAACACGGGCAGTTGTTCCTTGGGACCAGTTGACTATTTGTCCTGTTTCAATATCTATCAGTGGTCGCCAACGCCAGTTATAACCACGCAGCACCATGTGTTGTTCTCCCATATATTCGGCACAAGGCATCTGGGGGATTCCATCCGTTTCTTCACAATCGGTATCCTCCATACCGTTGATGTATCCGTCATCCCAATAGCGTACACCTGCATCCACTTCTAAGTAGACCGCTTCAAATTCTGTTGGTTTGTTGATTATAATTTTCATTTTCTTGCTTTGTTTTTAAGTTTCTTACTAATTTTCCTGCATTGCCTTGCTTTATCCAGCTCACAAGGTTTCCGGCAATACTTGTCTATAAGTCCGGCACATCTATCAAGAAGGTGGATTAAATTTTGTATATCTGTTTTGCATAGGTCCATAACATCAGAATGGCAAATCGTCCAAATTTTCATCCACTTGTGCGGTGGGTGCATTTACAGACGAAGAAGCGTTTTGCACCTCATAAGGCTTCATGTTACCTATATACGGAACGGATTTAAGCTCGTCCTCCGTCATGCGTTCGCGAATTTCTTTGGCGAGCGACTGTCGTATGCTGTGCGTGTCACCATACTTGCCGGGCGACTGGTTTTCCCAAGCGGTGGAGTCAATGTACGCGCCTTTGGCTTTCAGGTTATCATCTGCCGATATGAAGATGTTATTGTCTTCAATAGGTATGAAAACACCTCTTTTTGTAGATGTCGCGCCTTTTACAGTTACAACGCAGGAGTTTTTAAATTTTAGTAAATTCAATTTTATGCTATAATTCATAACTTAGTATATATTAAAGTTCTATCTTGTCAAAGTCAATGCCGCGTTCATTCATGAAGTCACCCAAGGCAATGATATTCTCACGAGTGGTGGTGACTTTGAAAGCTCTCGTTAACAGTTCAGGCTGTTGTGCTTCGGGCTGATTAATAAAAGGAGGTTGATATTTTATTTTTTGGCTTGCTACAGCAAATGGATTGACAGGACGTACCAAAAGTTGTTCGGATTCCTCTTTCCTCTGCGCTTCTTCAGCAGCATTTCTTTCCTGCTCTGCCTTGATGCGCGCCTCTTCTGCTGCTTTGGCACGCTCACGCTGCTCCTTCAGACGGTTGGCATACTGGATGGTGGATGAGATATTGAGCGTATCCATATAATAAGTACGAAGGACATCGAAATCCTCACAAAACCCCTTTAGTGTAGAAAGTTCGTTCTCAATCTTAGCAAATATGGCATCAATATCGTTGCATACAGACTTCATGCTTGCGGATTTGTTGAGCCACTCAGACTTGAAAACCTTATTGAAGTCTACAAGGTTAACATTCAATCCATCAAAGTAGGTCTTGATAGTGGCTTTCTTCCTATCCTTGTATTGCTGTTCGTTCTGCTTGACTACCGTGTCAATCTTGGCAGAGCACTCGCCGATAAGTTTCACGGTTTCGGTTACAACGTCCTTGAACTCCCCGAAAGGTTTCATGAATTCTTTCTCAATTTCAAGACGTTTGGCATTGAGGGCTTTCGCCGCCTTGTTTAAAGCTGCCTTGTCTTTCTTTGCCTGATCGATATTCTCATCGTTATAATTGGAGATATCATACATTGGCAAAGCGGCTTTTACCATATCTCTGATTTGCTTTGCGTTGGTAGTAAGACTACCTAACGTCTTTTCACTCACGACCAGTTCTAGGTCGCTTTCTTGAATTGCTAATTGTGTGTTCATTGCTCTATATCGGCTATTTGGTTAATAATATCGTCTGCCATACGAATGCGTTTCTCCATTTCTGCAAAAAACTTTTCATCTGGTAGTATACGGACGATGTGAATAGGATCTTTTTGGAAAGGATTGTAAGCAACAAAATCCGTCCAGATTGCATTACAGCACATCATGTGAGCCATACACTGATAGAAGTATTCATACTTGACTTTGAGGAGCGAATCATTGTCATAAACTTCACTCTTATATTTCATAAATGTGTTCTGAGACGGACATTTTATCTCAATACATCCACGCTCCCCAGATTCTTCATCATAAAAGAACCCGTCAGGACTACTGGCAAAGTTGGGGATAGTGGGGTGTTTACACGACCCCACTTCTACAATATGCCTTCCTGTTAACCTTGAATACAAATCACGTGCGCTTGCTTCCTGCTCTGTTCCGAATCTCATTGCTTTGCTCTCTACATTAACAGCAGACAAATACTCGGCAAATGCAATATCATCGTTTACAATCTCAGGATTCATAGCTCTTTCTGCCGCAACTTGGAAAATGTAATTCTTGGCAGTATCGCTGAACATGTCACTTCTGCCGCTTTTCATAAGCAAGCCGACACTACTACCAGTAATGTTACCAAGGCGACATCTAAACCAGTCAAGTGACCTTTGATCTGCATTTTCTATCATAACAACGTTTTTTGAATAGGTTTATCATTTGCTTTAGTTTGGGGCTGATTTACCGGCTGTTCTGCTTTTGGTTGTTCTTCAACTCCTGCGGCTTTTGCTGCGATTTCGGCAAGTTTATTAGCTTTTGCTGATTTATCAATAATTTCCTCATATTCTGCATCCTGAATATCTTCAACTTCTTCCTTGGTTAAGAATCCCATTGATATTTCAGGACAATAGGCGCGTTGCCAAAAAGCAGCCGCACGATAAGTAAGCATCAAATTTGGCATTGTAACCCATTTGCTTCCGGACTTTGTATACCACCCTTCCTTTATTGCCATTTCAATAGTTATCGGATCTGATTCAAGAACTTCTTTAGTAGAAAGTTCAGTGGCATAAGCAATACATTCAATATTATCCACATCAGTACCATCGAACTCTTTTACAACGATTGTATTGCGTCTGTTTGTAGCATCCCACACTGTTTCATTGTATTTTACTTTACCAACCTTCCCAAGCGTTCTTTTCCGATACCTAAGTGAAGTGTATTTGCCACTCATGTTAATGGTAGCGATAAGGAACTTACTTGACCATGACGGATTTCCCTTAACAACATAGAGATTCTGCATTATCATTAACGGATTAGCATTCATTCTCATTGCCATATCAAGCGCAATCACACAATTTCCTGTATTCCCTTTATAAGCTTCAGGAACGATTGTACTTTCAGTGTACATCTTGGCCATGCGCTGCATAACCTCAAACTGTTTCACGGTTTGCCCTACCGGTGTCATTGCAAACTCGGCCGCTTGTTTGGCCTGAATAATCTGTAATTCTGTAACTTGATTGTTTTCTTCCATTGCTCTAATATTTAAAAGTTTAACAATATCTTGATAACCCCTGCGCTAAGCAAAGGCTGGTTCTTTCTTCTTCTAAGATTTTATCAGTATATCCTGACGAAAGCTTTGAAATGTGTAATTTTAAATTCTGATCAATCTGTCCTTTAACATCGGATATATCTTCCTTGATAAGCTGAATAATTTCTTCCTTAGACGAATACCCGTATTCAGGAAGATATTCAAGTTTACATGATTCAACTTTTTTCAGTTCTTCTTCCAATTGATATAGTTCATCATACATTCTGTTCTCTTTTATAGGTTTCATAAACAATGCCTACAGCAGCCAACAATTCTTTCATTCTTGAATTTTTCTGTTCCACGGCATCATACATGGATGCTTTAAATTGAACTTCAACAGTATAATTGGCAAGTTCTTCGTGACTCATAGCCAACAGTTCTTCTTTTGTTTTCATTGCTCTTATGTGCAT